TTAAACAGAGATATGCCGCGCGCAATCGATTTATCTTTATCTGTTGGAATGTTGCGCTGTAAGGTGATTTGAATATCGCGGAAATTGTATCGCTTGTCAATCAGATTCAGACGGTTTGTAATGATCTCCCAAAGCCTTAAATACCCCTTTTTGAGTTCCCGGTCCAAGTCCGCTGCGTATTGATCCATCGCATAAAGCTTATATCCGAGCGCGCTTGCATTATCTGCATTGCTGAACGCTTCGTCTGTCATATTGGGTACGCCAGACAGCATGGTAATATTATCATGACGGCGTGCCTGTACTGCCAAAATCCCATCATAGCTGATATCCTTGAGCAGCCAGCGGATATCTCCATCCTGCCCGACAAACAGTGTCCTTGCCTTTATAAGCGCCTTTTCAAACGCCTCACGTTCCGGGCTTTTCCGGTATTCGCCGGTTTCAGTCTCCTGCGTCATTGGGGGCAAGGGGTCGGAATACCCGCTGATTAAAAGTTTAGCGTCTGAATCATTGTATTGCGTCATATTTTTGACGTTATTTTCGCTTTCCTCATAAGCTTCAATTTCACCAAGAGACGGTTCAAAAACTGTAACGCAATCCGGGTTTTCAAACGCTACAATCGGAGCGTCCCCCCAAGCCAACGGCTCATCCTTTTCCAGTTCAAAACCCGTCTTGCCCTGAATATATTGCTGATATCGCTCTGCTGTAATCTTCTCAATTACCTGGCGCTTGTCCGAATTGACCCAGGTCCGTACAGCGCCAATGAGTTGCGGCGGCGTACTTTCATCGCAGATCGATTCGGTTTGTTGGCTGTCAAACAAAACATATCGAATTTCCTGCGTATTTTCCTCCTGGAAAATATAAAGAAATGCAGCATTGGTGGCTGCATACGACTTTACCACCTGGAAGAAAAGGGAGGCATCGTCATTATATTTTTGTATCCGAGAAATTTGCGCCTGGTATTCTTCTATATATTCCTGCTTTTTACGATCAATTGCTTTCCCTGTGCCCAGGCGCTTATTTATGCGGCCTAATATCCCCGTTGAATATATATTTGTATCAGACGGCGGAGCAACATTATACATCGGGGCTTTTCCTCCGACATACCCGGAAAACATCTTAACAATGTAATATTCAAACGGAATTATAACCCTTTCCCCTGTTTCATTGTTCCCCATAAAGGTATTTGGATCATATTTTCTTATTACGCGCCGCCAACATGCCTGACGATGCCGGAGCGCCGGCGCTGCCAGTTCAGCCAGCTCTCCTATTGTCCTCTGGTCATATTGATCAAGCTTTTTTTTCGTCAGTTGGATCATCCCGGTCCTCCATTTTCAAAATTTTATATCATGGGAGATCGCCCATCCACTGTTTCTTGGAATATCACTTTCGATCGCATATCTCACGGCGTCTATCATATGGTTATTTTTATCCGGGTATTTGCTTTTAAAGTTTCCATGCTGGTCCCGCTCCAACTCGTATGTCGCAAACTCTCTGGCTGCATTTGGACATCTGCGCGGATCGATTATAATTGCTTCAAGGTCCTGCAAAAATTTAATACCTGTTTCGATGCTGCCTGGGCCTTTAACAGCCGCCCGCATCGGTACACCATATGATTGACATTCATCGATTGATTTTGGTTCCGCGCTATCAGCAGTCGATGCAGGGTATTCCCAACGTCGTTTTCGCACTTCTTCGCATAACCGGCGGTTTGAAAGCCCTGTGCTGTAAATTTCTCCAAACAAATACACACATCTGCGCGTTTTATCATAATATAAGCGAGCCCACGCCGCAGGGTCCGCAGCGTATCCCCAGTCATTTCCTTGCCTGATATTATCAAACCGGAAAATCTGTTCTTCTGTGATTTCCTCTAATCTGATATTGTCAAACACCTCGCCGCCTGTCCCTGTAACCTCTCCAAGATACTCATGGCGGTATGCATCCGGCTTGACATTTTTAAGATGTTCGGCCTCCGTGAGAAACTGATCTCCAAGCCAAGCTTTCGGCACATCCAGATATGTGCTGTGATGGACGATCTGGTCTTTGCGTGGAATCAAAATCTCGTTGTTAATCCAGCTTTGAACACTTTTAGGCGGATTGTAGCTATAAAATACCTTTGGTTTTCCACTAGAGCGGATCACAGATTGCGTTACTTTGCGTATTTCTTCCATATCGTCATACTGATCCGCTTCCTCGAACCAAATATATTTAAAATACCCGTGCGGCAGTTTGATTGACTTTGATTTGTTTGGGTCATCTAGCCCGCGAAACAAAACCACTTGTCCTGTGGGACGATATGTAAGCCTCATAGGGCTTTTATTGATTGTCCAATATTCCGCGATGCCAAGCTGCTCAATTGCCCATATCAGTTGGGCATAAACGCTTGACTCAAGCGTATTCCCAAACTTGCGATAGCAAATTGCATTTGCTTGTTTATCCTGCACCATTCCCAACGGAATTTCGACCGAAATAAATGACGATTTTGTACTTCCGCGTCCGCCTTTAAGCCAATAATGCGTATGCCTGTCCTCTGATATATCCCAATGCAGATCATAAAACGCTGGTGCGATCAGATCAGTCAATCTTGTCATTTTTTATCCGCGGATTCCGTTTTAGGGATATCATTAATGATCTTTATAACCGTGCCCTCCGTTTTCAACTCCTGCTTTTCGCTCCAGCCCTCAAAGTTATTGCTTAAGCTGAATTTAGCCCCTTGCACACCCTCACGGTCAAATAGCCTTTGCTCTGTATATCGCTCAATCATGGACTTGGCTCGCGTAACCGGGTATACAAAATCTGGCTTCGCCTGGTAATCCAGCAGACTCTTTCGCGTTGCGAATCCCAATGCAAGCGCAAGCCCTGTCATTGTTGGCGGCACAGCGCCTTCGCGTACTACATTTCCATTCTTATCGATCATCGGCTTTCCGTACGCATCATATACGATTTCACCTTTACATTCTGCAAAGTATGTATCTATCTTCTCCTGCATTTCCTCCGGCGTTTTGTATTTTGGCGGCGCTCCTCTATTTGCCAAATTCATATCCTCCTTTCATTTTCTCTATTTGAGTAAGTAGACTCCATCACACCCTCAATACGGGAGGGCCGTGTTGGCCTCATCTTCCATAACTTTTTCAAGTTTTCTTTTCCGCTCTTGTACGGCAATTTGACAGCCACATTTTGGACAGTCAAATGCGTCAAAAATAGATTCTTCTTCCCCAAATAAATTTGAAAATCCCTTGCTCCCTTTTACGCGCGCAATATAATGGATTTCTTTGGCTGCTTCAAATTCAAACCCACAAACGCTACATTTCATCATTACCATTTACCTCCAAGCATTATATTTATATGTCTCTGTTATCGTCCGTTTCAATGATATGTGTCTTTGTCATTCCAATTCTTCCTGCGTTGGGGAATTCGCTACTATTGGGAGCAATAAAGGGCAAGCAAGCGCCACAAGGATAATTTTCATCAAATCGCAAAAATCGTTTTTGTCCACCGCAATCCCCCCCCCGCTTCATCCTATTTCCTCGTCTGGTTCGTCCGTCATATCCTGCGCTTTCGGGAGGGCTGCTTTGGCCCCATCCTCCGTTTCATTGTACCATTTTGCGCGGTATTCCCAATCATTAAGTATGCCCGCCGCTAAATCCTGCCTGTCGTTAGCTCGCTCACGCTCTAGTGCGTCTGCGTCCTCAAGGCTGCTGTTTCCCCAGCATAGGATGCCTCATAGCCTCCTGCGGGCGGAATGGAATTAATTCTAACGTCATTATAGCACAGGCAAATGGCTTTTTAACGTATACTTTCAGCCCAATAGCCCCATGTTGCGAGCAACCGCTTTTATGAATTGCGCATGGTATTTCTGCGCCGTATCATAACTGCATGGCACCATCATTGCTGCCCCTTCCAAGGTGTGCGTTCGACTGAAAAACACGAGATCGATGACCTTCATCCGCTCTAACCCATTCTCCATCTGTGCTGTCTGCTCAATGGCTCGCTGCACAGCCATCCGCTCATTCTGATCGTTTCCATGACAACATTTCCCTTCAAGAGCCGGATAGTTTCGAATGATATTTTTCACGTATCCCCACCAACGATATCTTGTTTTACTCAATATCTGTCTCTCCCCATTGTTCCTCAATCCTCCAAGCTTCTCTGCTCCTGAGTGGGTGGAGTGAGTGCGGAAAGGACAACTTCTATTGCCTCACACATTTCTTGCACTTCTTGGCTTTCGCAACGGAATTCATCGTCTGGTCCAAGAAAATTTTTCAGCACTCTAATCGCTTTTTCCCTCGTCATGCTCATTA